TCGCATTATAAGTTGCCCAAGTTTCCGCTGGTGGCAATTCATTCCAACTCGATAGCAATAGCTCATCTAGTAAGTCGGTAATCTGCGCGCCGTCTAAACCTTCGGCTAAGTTGCCATTAAATATTGCTCTCTGCGTTCTAGCCAAAGCCCCAATGGCCGTAATTCTTAGGCTAGTAATTACCGCGCTAGATCCTGCGCTTCTGACGATTTGTCTCAAGTCTGAAATGCGACCCCCAAATATAGAGACATAAGCGCCAGTCGTATCTTTGACCTCAATAGTTACTGCGGTGTTAATACTAAAATCATAATTTGTGCCATCAGTATTTATTACTTCAAGCGAGCAATACCCTGCTGGAGTAGGTGAATTAATATCTTGTCGGCCAGAGGTAATAGTTAGGTTGCTTAAAGTAACCGAGGTTAATTCGCTGCCATTGATTTGAATTTTCCAATCGGGAGTCCAAAGGGTCATAAGATTTGAGCCGAAGTCCTTAGATCGCCAGCGCCAGTAGTTCCGCGATTAGTGGAGTTGTTGAGCGCCAAGATTACTGCTCTAGTAAATCCTTCTTCATCGATAGCGGATGGAGCATTTACATTGACTATTACATTACCGCGCTCTTCGCCTGCTCTTACGGCAGCAACATTGAATCCAGATGGAATTGCATTACCGCTTGGGACTAGCGTCGATGGTGCGCTAGGAGTTGAAGCCGATGGAGCGCTTGGAGTAGTGGATGGCTTAGGAGCTGCTGCAATCCTAGGGCTGGGGGCAGTAGCAATTTTTGGAAGTGTTGAACTGCTAGGAGTGCTAGGGGCTGAGAATGATGGCGTGGAAATAGTAGATACATTAGGCAGAAATGGGACGGCATTATAGGCGCGAATCAGAACATTTATTGCATCAATGGCAAAATTGACTGCGCTCTTAATGCCATTCACTACTGCGCCAATCACATCAAGAATTCCACCAGCAACCTTGCCAATAAAGCTAAGTGCTGATCCAAGATTATTTATCAATACTGGAACTACAAAATCTTTAATAAAGTTATAAAGAATAGTTAATGACTCTTTATTTCGAGCAATAGCATCGGTAACTGGCTTTAATGCTGCATCCTTAAACTCAATAAATTTAGGAATAACTGTGTTGATAAAATAATCTAAAAGTCTTTGCAGGGTAGGCAATAAAGCTGCTCCAACTGATTCCTTGGCTTCATCAAAGCCCACTTTTAGTCTTGCGATTTGACCTTCAAAGGTATTGGCTTGAACTGTTGCTGCACCGCCAAAGGTTTCGGCTAATTGCTTTACTGTGCCTTCTAATCCAAGGGTCTTAATTTCGGCAGTTGATAAGCCAACACCTAGACGGCTTAGAGAGCTTGTATTGCCTTCGTAAGCCTTACCTAGAGCATTAGATACCGTCTCAACACTTTTGCCAGTAGCGGCTGAAATATCTAAGGCTAAATTTAATAAATCTTGTGATTTTGTTACTGATCCTGTGGCAGTTGCTAGGCGTTGTAGGGCTGGACGCAATTGGTCATCAGCAACGCCCGTAGCCAAAGAGGTTTTAAGTATCTGTTGTTCTATTGCTGCTATTTGGTCATCGGTTGCGCTAGTAACATTCTTGAGAGCGTTGGCTAAACGAAGCTGAGCAGCCTCATCTTCAATGGCTGCTTTAACGCCATCAACGGCTAACTTGACTGCATAAGCCGCTGCTGCTGCCGCTGCTGCTGCAAAGGCTGCTGCTGCGACTTTGCCGAACTTCTCTAACTTACCGCCAAAGCCTTCAACTTCTTTAGAGCCAGTATCAAGATTTTTCTTGAGGTCAGCGACATCAGCAAGAATCGAGAGTTTAAGTGTTCTACTGCCAGCCATTACTTATCCCACTCTTTCAATATCTTGGAAAATGCTTCTTGCCATTTCTTAATCAATTCAGGCTGAATCTTACGAAGGGTTGGGTAGATAAAGTAGCCAGCATTGCCGCGACCTTTGCTGGGTGTTCTTCTCGGGAACTGACGCAAGCGATTAGATCCAAATTCATAACCCGCCCAGAGTTTTTGTGTGCTACCGCCACCAGAAAAGCGCTGACTAGCAAATCCGTATGAGAACTCTCCAATTTTGGAACTGGCCGATACTTTGACGCCTGTAGTGATTCTGCGGACTGCTTCTTGGCCAAAGGTTCTAGTAAGTCCATAGGCTTTAATTTCGTTTGCTGCGTAAGTAGCCAACGCGCTAGATTCTGATTTAGCTTGGCTAACGGCTTCATCATCCATCGCTTTGAACGCGGTAATGATTGAGCGGAGTTCGCGTTTGTCATAGCTGATTGGTAACTCATCTGCCACCGCTACGCTCCTTTAATATCTCTATCGCCGTTAAGACTTGATCTATATCAGTCCAGTAAGTCATCGGGATTCCAGTTGCTATTGCAATCTCGACTATTAGTCGGTTGATGCTTCCGGACTCGTAACTTTTGGGCTTTCATCTCCAATCGTCATCTCTTCGACTGTTAGCTCCCAAATCTCCTGAGACTTAGTTGGCTTACCTGCTGCTTCGCGCTTATACGCAAAGTAAGCAAGATCTAAAAAGTCCGCTTGCTGGTAAGCCGATATATCCTTCATCGAATAAATTGACTTGCCTGTCTTGCGTTCCCACTTAGCCCACTCTGGCAAGCCAGCCTGATAAGTGGCTGATTCGCCCGAGTTATATTTAATTGTTATTGAAATTTTCATAGCTCCCGATGCTCCGATCTCTTAGCTGAAGGTCTCTGTAGGTGTTCCAACGACTGTCATCGTCCAAGTATCAGTTAGCGCTCCTGGAGCTGCGCCACCTGCTGCTGGGAAGATTGGCAATACATTGAAAGCAAATACTGCGCCAGTTACGGCCGTGAATGAAACTGCAAGTGTGGTGTTAGGTGCAGTTTCGGCATCTGCCCACATTGCTTCGAATAGTGAGCTAGTAGCTCCCCAATCCTGTAGCAGTTCAATTGTGAATGTCCATTGCTTATCAACGGACTTATAAGCGCGACCATCAAGAGTCTGATAAGTCTCGATAATTGTGTCGCAGCTTAGGACTGCGCTTGTTGTCTGGGCGTCGTAAGCAGCGCTATCGAGTGTAAAGGTTACATCGCGCCCAGTTATTACTGTAGTTGGCATTTGGGTCTCCTATGCGGTTTGCTCGTAGCGGACGCTCAAGCGTATATCTGAAACTAGCAGGGTTGTAGTTCCGACTTCTGTTACCGAAGGTCTTTCGACTATAGATAACTCATACTTGGAAGCGTTTAGCGCTCCAAGAATACTGATAATTAATTGCTCTAAATTGTCCAGAGCAGCGGCGTTGCTGAAATACGCAACGCAAGCAGTTATGGTGTAATTTAATTTAACGCGAGTAGTTGATTTGCCTAAGACTTCAAGCTCCATATAGGGCGAGTCTGGTATGCAAATTACTGCTGGAACTATTGGCGCTTCTGGAACGGCATCGTAAATATTGGCAGTAACACCAGCCAAAGCGGTCTTAATAGCGCCTCTAACATCTGTGGCAATTGTTGATGCTGGCATTAGCCGACCATAGTTTCAACATCAAGATATGGGCCAAGTAAGCCAGTTACTTTGGCGAGTAAATTCTTAGATAGCCGATAAGGTGTAACTGCAAAATCTACGCCTTCTATTGATCCACCAGCTGCGGTTCTTGATTGAAAGATTTCAACGGAGATAGCCAAAATAGCAGCTTCAGCATTGGGGTTTCCGACATAGGTCGATAGTCCAGAGAGCGCAGCATTTCCTGCTGGGATAATATTTTTTTCCAATATGTCTGCATTGGTGATTGCGACTGTAAATACATAATCGGTAATTTCGTCATCGGTTACTGTGTGAGTGCCATTGAAAGGAGCTCCGCAGCCAGTAATAATTACGGATTGGCCTTCTGTAAATTCTTGAATTGTTGCAGTCTCAAAGTAAGCAATATTATTGGTCAGTTTTACTTTGTTAATTTTGCTTTGAAAAGTAACCAGCATTGGGAGAACTAGATTCTCCGAAGCATCTACTATGTCGCCAAGATAAGCGTCCGAATATAGGGATGACGAAACGCCAAGGATCGTCCTAAGCTCTGTGGCCGTAACTATCGTAGGCATTTCGTCATCCTTTCAAGCAGTTAGGTGAGAGGCCAGCTCGGGAGCGGACTGGCCCTCACTTTTTTTAATTAACTACGCAACCATCCAACGATAAGCGCCAGCGCCTACCTTTGTTGCTAGTGCGCCATAACCATAGTAAGCAACTTTGATTTGACCAGTTGCTACCTGAGCAGTCTCCAAGCGGAAACGGCTTGACTCATACCAAGTATAAGCCTCTGGATTGATGATGATGATTGTGTTATCGCCAACACCAGAGCCAGTTGTGAGATTGCGATCTACGCGGAAGTTCAGACCGAGAAGATTTCCAGTTGCAGAACCTGCGCCGAGATTTCCACCTTGATTCATATTGCCAATCAAGTTCTGATAAATCGGACGGCCAGCATCAGCTAGATTCTGGATTGCGCCCCATTGCTGAGGTGATGCGATGATGTTTTGTGCGAATCCAAGAGTGTTGGAATAGATTGAAACTCCAGCATCGGATACGAAGTCAAGAAGTCCAGCTGCGTCAAGAGTGCGGTTTCCGCCATCTGTTCCACCAGCAATTAAGCCAGTTACTACTGCGACATCTGTTGCCTTTGCATAGGCATATTCCATTTGACGAACTAGCTCATCAAAGAACGCTGGTGAAGAACGATCTAAGAGCTCGACGGAAAATTCCTGACCGCCTGCATACTTCTTCACACTCACCGATAAAAATTCACTAGTCATCCCTGTTTCATCGATGGTTGCTTCTTCAGCTTCTTCTCCAACTGTTGGAACGGCAGTTAGTTTAGGAATCTCAAAGCTCATTCCAGCATCTGGAAGAACGCCGCGAGATACTGAATCAACTGCTGGACGATCAGCATTTGCTAGAGGGTTAATTACCTCTGTTAGCTGGCGCACTGGAACGAGGCCGCTATTGTTGGAAGTTGTATCGTCTGCTGCGCGGACATAAGCGCGAGCATCGTCATTTCCTAGAGCAGCGCGAACGCTCATCTCTAGATATTTTGCCTTTGTAAATTCAAGGCGAGGGGTTGTGTAGAACGCTGGCTTTGGAGCAGCAGCTTCTACTTTGGCTGCTTCTACCGCTTCTTCAACGGCAGGAGCAGGAGCGGTAGTGTCAGACACTTGGTCTCCTTCGGTTGGTTTGTCTGAATCAGCGGTTGCCAAATCAGAATCTTTCTTTTCTTCATTCTCTGATGCTGCTACTTCGCTTACGCGAGCAGAATCAATTGCAGGATCAGTAACTAGAGAAACTTCATCAAGGGTTGCTGAGGTAATCTGCATTACGCCCTTATTGTTTGTCCATTCATTTATTTGAGCGCCTACGCTAAATCCATCGCGTAATCCTTCAGTTGCTTCAACTAGGGCATCTTCTCCAGCCATAGTATTAGCAATCTTAAAAGTAGCTTCAATTCCATTCGCAGTTACATTGTGAGAAACCATTTTCCCAATTGGTCGAGTCCTGTCGTGCTCAAGGAGCAACTTAACTGGCTTGATTTCAATGCTATCTGCTGCGAATACTGTTGGGCCTACTGAGGTATTTCCTTGCTCATTCCAAGTAACGATAGTCCCAGTAATCGTTCTTTTAATTGTGTCGGCAGCGGTAACTGCCATTGGCATATTAACCTTCATTTGGTATCAAGTCCTCTTCTCGCTGAATCTGCTCAACGCTCATCGCGCCAATGCGGTTTAGGATTTCATAAACTTGCGCTCTTTCTAGCGCGTTACCGCGTAAGAAATCGTCAAGTGCAAAGCGCACCATTACTGGATTTGGAACGAAGTCCGGTAACGATAAGCGTTCCTCAATCGCTTTAAGGATTGGGCGAAGTGAGAAATCAACTAATGAGCGCCGCTCGGACACCGCGTTTGAATAAGTCATAGAAGTCGCTTCGGCGCTCAAGAAGTAA